GCCCATTGATAAACAGAAGCCTTTGCCGTTTTATTTCCGGTCGGCCCCGTTGGGCCTGTCGGCCCGGTCGGGCCTGTTGCTCCGTTTGTTGACTGCGCGTAGACGCTAAAGCCCGAAGTCCAACTGATCGTAGTGGTTGAGACAGCGCCCGGCTCAGAGACTTCCTTTGCCGCGACCCACAGAGAGAAGCCTGCCGTGCCGGGGTTGGCCGGGATGATCGTCTGCCACCCGTTGCCCCCGGTGTAGCCTGAGTTTGTCGCCGTCGCCCATGTAAAAGTGCTAGTGCCCGACGGGTTGCCGGGTTGAGTAAGCGCCCACTGATAGAGATACGCAATCGCAGTCTTGACGCCCGAAGGTGAGACAGGTGCCCACACAAACGCCGATGAAACCGTCGAAAGCTGCGAGGTGGCTACGTCGTTTGCGACCTTGAACGCAAAGTAGTAGGTTGCCGCAGGAAGCGAAACATTGGTGAACTTGAACGCAAGCGAAGGCGCAAAGGTCTGCGAGTTGGCTGAGTACTCCGTGCCCCACACCTTCCAATCGGAAGCCGAAGGCGTCGCGGAGGTTGTATAGAAAAGCGTGATGCTTGTGACGCGGCCTGAGCTTGGCACGTTGCAAGTGACGCTGAACGAGGGAACCGCAGCCGAAGGCAGTTGATCGCTGACAGTGGGGGCGGCAAGAGCAGAGAAGAAATACGCAGAGGAAAGCCCGCTGTTAGGCGACGGTGAGAATTGCGTAATGTTCTGATCGTCGTATACGTCGGCGTTGTACTCGGTGCATTCAATCTGTGCGCCAAGGTTGCCATCGGGTAGGGTTGTTTCGCTGACCTTGATGGCGCGGAACAGCTTATTCGTCCAACCGTAGTCGCTGTTTGTGATGCTGATGACATCACCCGCGTCCACCTGAATGCCGGGGTATGCGGTCGAGAAAGTGACAATCAAGTCCTCACGCGCCTGCTCAAGCATCCGATTGGCGATGTACTGCGCTTGTACCGAGTCGTTAATCAGGTCGAACGTCACTGTGGCTTTGTTGGCCGGTTCGTTCGCGTACATCAGGACACTTGGCGTTTCCAAGAAAATCAGGTTCGGCTGATCCTTGTTGCCCTTCCACGGGAATGTGGCTTCGACTTGGTTAATGCTCTGCGTGATGTCGGAGATGCTTACCCGCAGTTCGCCAATGATGTTGGAGTCATCAAACGAAAAGGATGAAGACTCTGCCTTGTTGATCACAGGCATCCACTGACCCGTGGTTTCTTGGTACGCAAGCCAAGAATCGCAAGCCGTGAGAATGCGGTCGATGTTGCTTAGGACGTTCTCGCCAGTGTTCAGCACACCGTTGATCCGATACCGAGCTTGAGTAGTAGACCCGCCCGTGTAGGGGATATATGTGATCAGTTGATCAGAGTAGGTGTTCAGCGCCCCGCAAGCCGTGGTGTTGATGTTGCCGATGGGAACCGCGCAGCCATACACATCCGACTTTAAATAGTCCTCAAGCACATCACCGGGGCGTGCCGCGCCTGCGCTTTTGAGGTAATGCGAAACCTTGAAGGTCAGGGGCTGAAGTCCCGTCGTGCCTGCTTCGCTGTTGTAGGTGAGCTTGACGATGGCAAATGCCAAGCCGTTCATCTGTCGGTTGGTTGCAGGCCACCGCAAGCTAGGCGTGATGTCGGAACCACCCATCACCACACTCGGGGAAGAGCCGGTCACGTTGACAATCGTGCCCGCCGCGTTGGAGGTGTAGAGGTTGATGTAGAGATTGCCCGAAATCTTCGTATCTACGTTGCCCGCGCCGTCGGTCAGGGCTACGACTTTGGTGGGGTCGGTGCCGTCAAAAGTTATTGCACGGTCGCCGTAATAGAACTGATTTTCTAAGGTTACAGGATCGGTTCTGCGGAAGAAAAACTGACCATCAGGCGAGATGTTGCTGACCACTAAGACGTAATACATCGTCTTGTTGTCGGTGGAAAGCACCGCATCGACGAACGTGCCACCTAGCCACGCATCACCATAGACAACCGGAATCGGGTTGTTTGCGCTTGGGGGGATTTGCTGCCGTGAGCCGGGATCGACTTGGTTGGGTGCCCTGTTAGTCCCGAATGTGCGGGTCACGACATAGGACAAGGCATAGTTAGCCGCGAAAGCTATTGCAATATATGGGAGGGTTCCTGCCGCAGCCGCACCCAACACGGCGGTGGCAATCATTGTTCCGACCATTTTTTATTCCTTGCAGTACGTCGAGTCAATCTTCTTAAAGCCTCGGCTTTCAAGATCAATCTTAGGGCTTTGAGGCATCAGCGAAATGATGACAACCTCTGCCCGTTCCTGATCAATCAATTCTTGTGCTTTCTTGTTGTAGGCCAAAAACAATTTGCCGCCAATCGTTGTGTTCCTATGCTCGGGCGCGACCCACCAAGCTAGTTCCCTGACTTCGTTAACCTCGGGGCACCACACATTCGGCACCACGATCCCCGCTGCCATCCCGCGATATTCGTTGTCCACCAAGACAAAGCCGCGACCGATGATGAGCGAGGAAAGCAAGCCGCGTATGTGTTGCTCGTCGTGTAGTCTCTTGTCTCTTAGCTTGATGATCGGGGACTCTGCCGCATATTGCCGCATCATCTCAACGCAAGCATCTATGTCGAACTTGTTTGCTTCCCTGATCATTGCCCGATGGTGTCTTCGTACTCAATCCTTGGAACCGTCGTGCCGCCGTTGCCGCCGTTGATGCCGCCCGGACTTGCCACGCCGCCACCCGATGCGGGTTTGCCAAAGTCAAAGTAGGTGCTAGAAATCGCGTCAACACGATCCATTGACGTTTCGCTAGTACCGTAGCGGTCTTGCCAAATTGCCTTGTTGGTCTTGGAAGAAGCCACATAGGTTTCTAGCACCCGCTTCATGGAGGTGCAGGAAATCGAGCAAGTAGCAATCCTGCTGCGTACCTCGTCGTTCCAATCCTCGGTGATTGAGACATTGGTAACGATGCCTTGGTAGCGTTTGAAGAACTGCTGCGTCGGCGTGGTGATGATCTGATTGTCAGAGTCAAGGAAGCCGCGCCAAATTTCGACCGTGCTTCCCTTGATGTCTGCGCTTAGGATTAGCGCGATGTTGGCCGGGTTGATGCCGGTCAGCGAAACCATCATGTCGGTCGAGGTTGACTTGATGTTGCGCTCGACCTGACCGATCCCGAGCAGCGACCCCATCCCCGAGAACGTGATCCCGCTGACGGTGACGGGTGCAGCCGCGTTGCAGAATGTGTAGGTCGTTGGCGAGGTCTTGCCAACCACCATCCTGACAAACTCAGCGTGTCGGATGTTTGCGCTGTTCAGCGCGTTCATCGTGGTGCTCATGGCGCGACGTTCTCCCGGAACACGAAGGGCTGATCCCAAGTCACAAACGCGCCATTGGTCATTGGCGTGAGCGAATAGGTTGGGCAGACTTCAGCATAGACCGGGAAGTAGACCGCAGACCCGACCGCCGTGAGCGTGCCCGTGCTAGGCGTGCCAATGACGGGGCGGTGCAGATTAACCGATACCGTCGAGCCACCACCGCGTAAGACCTGTTGCGTGACCTTGTAGACGTAGCTGCCGAGTTGCAGGAAGTCGCCTGCCGCAAATACAACGGTGCCCGCGCCGACAGCGGGAAGATTGCCCACGCTGATGGTCTGCGAGTTTGCCGGGGGAACCGAAGCAAGTGTCAGAGCCGCAGCCTGCCCCGCGCTGAGTCCACCCTTGTACTCGGTGAACCAAGAAAGCGTGGTGCCGCTAAACGTGATGTTTGCCGCCGTCTGCCGGTCGAGGTTGTCGATGGTCTGAATCACATCCCGCACCTGTGGGTAGTACAGGTAGTTGTGCGGGACGATGGTGAAGACCCAAGGAACGGAAGTAAGGTACTGCGCCGTTCTGATCTGCCCACCCCGCGTGACTTGCTGACCGACCGTACGCCGGTTGTTCACAGTCATCGACTGCTGAATGTCAACGATGGTCTGAAACGACATTTACATTCTCCCCGGCGTGACAGCCAAGCCTTTTTGCGCGTACTGATTCGCCGCCCAAATTGCCTTAGAACTACCAAGTAGCCTTTGCTCAAACGACTTCACATCAATCGCTTGGATGTTGTAGTTCGTGATGTTGGTCGAAGCGCCCGCGCTTTGCAGATTGTGATTCGGAA